CCCGAACAAATACCTCATTCTTCTTCTGGATCTTAATAAGATCGCTCATGCTCCGGATGTAAACTTGCGCCAGTCAATCATGTTCTTAATATGAGTATGGCGCCAGCGCAGAGTACCCATAATCTCCTCAAGCGTTTCTACCAGAGTTTTGAGATAGATAATCTTTTCTTCTGACTTCTGAAGCTCAGGATCAGCATTAAAATAATACTCAAGGTCCGTCTTCATGATCTTAAGACCGTTGAATGGATCAAATGGCCAACCACGAGTGGCAATCTCAGCCTGATCCATCTTACCGTTGAAGTAGAGCCATTTGTCCTTTAAAAGGATCTTTTGTTCAAGCTCTTTCTTCTTTAGCTGAAGTTTCGTAATCGAGATAAGTTCCAGGTATTTACCATGGATCTTTGCAATTTTCTGAGAAGATTCATCGAGATTCATCTCATCAATCTCAGAATCCTTTTTCCACATTTCAATCAAACCATCAAGTGTAATCATAATATAATAGAAGTATTTATCTTAAATTTTTAGGTCAGAAATTCGAAGTAGGTATATTCCAACTGAGCATCCAACGTCACATATTCCACATCCGTGTTTTGAGTATGCAGTTCAAGTTCACCCAGAGAAACTGGAAATGCATCAACATAACGAATCTTTTTTGTAATGTTATTATGACTCGACATAATGTGAAGGATCACATCGCATTTCTTAAATGTTGATTCAACGGAATTCAGTTTCATCCAGTTAAAAATCTCAATGTAATTCTCCATATTCTCCGAGACCATGAACTTCATAGTGAATGCAGGATATTCAATGCGGTCACCCGAGATTCTATTTTGATTGCCACGCCATGGCATATTCACGGGCGTCAGCGAAATTCCAGGAACTGTGGCATGAGTACAGAAATACTCGAGATTTGAAAATTCCTGAGAATTGATAACCACCTTAAACCCGGTGGGACTCAGGTAGTTTTTATTTGTGGTAAGGTTATTCATACATCTATATTTATAGGCAAAAAAAGGGGCTCCTTTCGGAGCCCCTTCTCAAAGTATTTAAAATACTTAAACGTAATTACGTGTCGAGCAGACCCTTTACGCCGAAGATACGGAAGTATTTATTCGAGCGATTTGTGCCAACGCCGTTCACTGGGGCAGACTCAGCGAATGGATTTGCAACCATGCCGTAACGAGTCTTGAACCCGATACGTGGTTGGAAATCAGCCGGATTTACTGCGCGTACCATTGTGAGTGGGACGTATGGAGCATAGAACATACCCGCATCATACGGATTTGTACCACGGTATCCAACAGTGACATAATCATCCGTTGCATATGGATCGATATAAACCTTGGTACGACCATTGAGAACACCAGCAAAGGTGCTACCAGTGTCGTCAACTTCGAGGTTAGTCGAAAGAGCTGGGGTATAGTCAAGAACGCCAGCAGCAACAAGAGCTGAAGCAACGTCGCTTGAGCAAAGGATGAAATTACCCTTACCACGACGTGTAGCTTTTGCAATTGCATTGGCTTCGCGTTCGATTTGAAGGATCATACCCTTGAACTTTTCAACAGACCAACGACCATCAACATCGGTCGTCAAGTTAACTACACCTGGGACGGTGCAATTTGCAGACTGTGCACCAAGGATCGCCTTGATGTTGATCGTGCGAATGACTTCGCGATTGATTTCCGCAAGGATTTCAGCCGAGAGGATGTTAGCGAGCTCTGACTCAGCATCGAGACCGTGAACGGCCTTCAAGTCCTGAGCGAGTTCCATTGTGTACTCGGCCTTGAGGGCGCGTGTACGGGCAGTGACCGTTGCTTTCTCGATTGAGAAGGCCATTTCGCCGAAAGCCGCACCTGAACCGCCGAGTGCTTCTGACTGCGCTGTGGTCATACCATGAGCACCTGCATCGCCAGTAATGAATGCATCACTGACTTTATCAGTGTTAGCATCTGTTGCAGCGATCGAGGAGGCTGTACCGCCCAAACCAGATGAAGGACCACCGTTGACCACGGCAGAACCACTTGAATTGAGACCAGAGAAGCCAGCATCAGCTTCATTGAAGAGAGCTTCTGTGCCATCCTGTGTTGCGTACTTGCTCTTCATTGCGAAGATCAGGCCAGTTGGGCCAGACATTGGTTGAACGCCAGCAATATCATAGGCGATCAGGTTTGGCATTGAACGGCGAACGAGGCTGATCAGGATTGGATCCCAATTTGCGACGCCGGCGGCGGTCACTGAATTGACAGGAGTTGCCTCGTGCAATGATTGAAAAGAATTAGCCGAGCGTTCTTCGCGGAGGGCTTTTTCTTGATTTTCCAGCACCACGGCTGTAACAGCGCGGCGATAGTTGTCTTTGATTGAAGGAAGATCCTTATGGTTGATGATAGGATTCCACTTCTCTTGAAGTAATTCTGAATTATACATGTTAGTTTAGTTTAAATCTACTACTGTAGATTATTTAAGTGTTCGGGTAATTGCTGAAGAATATGCTGCCATTAATGGGTTTAGATTTTCATCTAAACTGGATTCACTAAGAGTGACTGCTTCTTCTGTTTGTACTTTTGCTTTAACAACCTTACGAAAGAACGATTCTTTGATGCCTTGAACTTTCTTAGTGAAAGACTCTGCATCTTCAAAATCAATTTCTGATGTAAGAGAATTGAACTTGACTGCTTCTGTTGAAGCAAGACCTACTGAAGCCTCAGCAAGGATCTGTTCGCGCTTTAACGCGCCTACAGACTCATTGAGTTTCATATTGGATTCCGTGGCCTTCATCAGCTGTTCTTCGAGGGAAGCAACGTTCTTGGTGAGAGTATCAACAAGATTTTCCTTACCTTCTGGAACTTCGATGTAGCTTTCCTTGAATACGTTTTTCAACGCACCAATGAAATTCTCCGCGATCTCGGTACGCAGACCAGATTCGATTGCGACTTTGTTCTCTTCCATCCAGGTCTTTACCACATAGCTAAGATAGCTATCAACCTTCTCGGAGAGAGCTGAAGCCATTTTTGTGGTTTCTTCTTCCAATTGAGTTTGGTAATTTTCCTCGATGCGAGAGACTTCTTCCGCAAGTTTCGTCTTTACTGCAGACTCGAAAAGTGAAGATGCCTTAGAACGGAAAGCTTCGGACAGTGACTTTTCAGCCTGGAGAAGAACATCAAGGTTTTCCTTGACTTCCTCTTCATCGTCGTCTTCTTTCTCTTTCTTTTCGTCTTCACCCTTTTCATCGTCGGCCATTGGCATTTCTGCATCTTTCGGTGCATCCGCCGCTGGTTCTGCTGCCATCTTTTCTGCTGAATCGTCCTCGGGTTTTGCGGGGTCTTCAGCCTTTGACATCTCTTTTGGAGTTGTCATTGTGCTGTAGGCGCTCGCTAGATCCTCGGTCTTCATTGTTGAGAGATGCTGATACATCGCATTAATGAGTCCAGCTTTGGTCTGGGGCACTTCTGCTTTAGGAGCCGCAGCAATTGCTGCGTTCACTGAATCAGCTGCCTTTTGAACATCTGGTGCAAGTGCTGGCGCCTCAGGAACTCCCTGAGTGTGTGGCGCCATCGCCACAGGTGCTGCACTTACAGCGGCTGCAACTGCATCGAATTCTGGTTTTACAGGATCCGCTTCAGGAGCATCCACCGGTACTGCATTTGCTACTGGAGCATCCGCGGTACCTTCTTTGTCATCAAGCTTCTTCTTGCCTTGTTCCTCGCCAGAAACTTCAACGTCTTCAACGAGTCCATCAGCAAGTAGTTCTTCAACAGTGATGTCTTCAATGAGATCAACTTGACCTTTTGATTTTAATGACATATATTTTAGATAGCCTACTATAATATTATAGTGGTTGGAGTTTAGAGAGGACACCCAGCATTGAATGCTTGATATCAGTCTCAGTTAATTCACAATTCACCTTAGATGATTTCACGTTACCATTATATGCATCTTCAGTTTTACCCATAAAGAAAGTTTTATACATTGAACAATATTACCGTGAGGCAATTTCGTTCAGAAAGTTTTTAAATACACGAACCTGAGCTTCAATAAGCTGCTTGGAAGGTGTACGATGAATTTCAGCCTGAATACGTTCAGCGATAATTTCATTACCACGAACAAAGTATTCAACGCCTTCCATGATACCATTCACGAATGCTTCTGGAGCAGAAGGATCCTGAACAATATCAATCGTAGAAAGAACAAAGTCAGGCTTCACTGTCATTACATTACCGCTGCGTTCCAGTGAACCCATACCGCGGCTTGAAACGCCGAGACGAACTCCGCCTTCAACGAGACCTTTTACGATGTTGCCCATCGGAGTGTTGAGAACAAGAGCCTTACCCATTACATTGTGACCATCCCACTTAAGAGACGTAATGCGATGCGAGACCTTATCGAGATTGACCGTGGGACCATCTGGATGATTCAGTTCACCAACGGCACGACCAGTTTCAACTTGTTCTGTAACGTATTTAGAAACTGCTGGTGCAAGAACGTTGTAGCGATAGATGCGACCATTGCGGTTGGCTTTTTCAGCCTGCATGAAAACGCCTTCAACGAAGGTTTTCTTTTCTGCGCCGATGCCTTCGGTAATATAACCGATGTCGCTATCGAGATGTTCTGTGATGAGTTTCATTTGAAATTATTGTGCTTCGTGATAGCTTTTCATGGTTTTATGATGGGCCGCCATCAAACCATGATATTGCTGAACGCTTTTATCATACGTCATCTTTGCGGCATCCTCATGAGCAACACTTGCTGCGCCATGATGCAGTGCTGCATTACCGTGATCGCCCATTCCTGAAAATGCGTGTGCATCTTTGGTATGCTTCGAGGCCATAGCATCATCCTCAAGATCATGCTCGCCTTCGTTTAATTTACGAACTGTTTCGAAAAAATTCATTTTGTACGAGATGTTCTGTGATGCTGCTGCAGCTCCTCATGATGCTTTGCCATGATTGTATGATAGCTGCGTTTTGCTTCATCTCCTCCTACGCCGA